AAAAAAGTAATGATAAAATAAGGGTAATGGGGTATGGGGTTACGGTAGCGGTTGCAGCTACCAAATATTACTTACTCTAAGCTACATTGTTATTAATAAAAAAAAAGAATAAAGCTTTTGCAGTCCCATACTGTTACTACTTCTACCTGTTTTTATTTTATGTAAACTATACTTTGAGTGCTCAATAAGAAATGAAGCTTACTGTCTGATTTTCAATCAGTGCTTTCCTAAAGTGTAAATCAACCTAACAAACTAAAAATAATAAAAACCCTGATAATCTTTTCTTTATTAATTTTATTTATATCTTTTCTTTATCACTTCCCAAATATGGGTCTTATCTATCCCAAATAATGGGATACACTAGGTCAAAATTTGGGATTCATGTTTAATGGTTTGGTTGTTTACAAGTGCTATCTTCTGTTAGATTCTGAGAGCAATCTGACTTCATTACTAAGTCTGTCAGCAATTTGTCCCATCTTTGAATATTCTCTTGAGCATTCTTTGAGTATGTTGTTTGAGGTGTCGATGTACCTATCTCTAAGTTCGGCATCGAGCTTGGCGGTTGCGCTAATTGTGTTGATTGTGTCTGACAGCCTGTTAACAGCATCGTTAGCATTAGAGGCATCAGCAAGATAAACCTTCTCCCTTTCCTTGTAGTCTTCGAGAGCTTGAATCTGTTGCTCATGGTACTTTCTCTCCAGTTGTCTAGCGGTCTCAACATAATCCGCCTTAAGTTTAGTTACCTCCAGCTTGCTTTCTGTTTGAATTTGCTTTATCTCTAAATTCTTTTGTGATATAATGCTTAAACAGAAAGCGAGGAGGATTGCTAGAGCAGCGATAAGAACATACTTCCACTGCTTCAATAGGTATGACATATCGTGCTCCATTCATTACCAAGAACGTAGGGCTTTCTCGAACAGTACCGCATAGCTAGCAATCAGCTTGTCATCATCTGTTCCATTGATTATCTTCCTAGCTCCAACGTAGTCTTTTTTCTTATTGTTGATAAAGTCACTAAGCTTGTACTTTGTGAACCATCCATCCCTAGAACCCACTACTAAGATTGCAGCTGAGTATTTAGGAATTTGAACCCAGTGAGGGTTGTTTACAAAATCAAACCCAAGGATGTCACCAGCTTTCTTGTAATTCTCCTCCCAAGTAAGTTGGACGTATCCTCTACCGTGGTAAGGGTAGTACCTTAGATTCTTTTTCCTCCAAGCCTCTGATAGCCAGTAGGCTTCAACAACAGGGAGAAATGTGTGATTAGTTTCATGGTAAGCGGTTGCTAGGCAATAAGCTGTCTGATTATAGGACAATCCATTAGCCTCTGCCGTCTTAACAATTAAATTAATATTGTCAACATGACTTTGCGATATTTTCCCTAGAACAGGGCGGAGGATATTAAATCCTCCAGCTGTCATTTTCATAACATCTCCTTAAGCTGTACGCTTCCACATGAATACAACAATCGATGGTTGAACGTTGTTGTGAGGTTGGTCTCCTCCAGTTGCAGAAGTTGAAGTGGCTGAATTGTTAGCTCCAGCGTCTCTTCCGCCATTATCCAAATCAATATTCCCTCTTACACTTGCAGCATTGTGCGTGTGTCTAGGAATTTCTTCTACAGTAAGTTTGTGTGTATAATCACCAAACTTAGCTCCTGCTGTCTTAACCCATTGAGGGGTTGTGTTTGAAACGCTTGTAGAAAAACCTACTAGCACTTCGCCTTGTGCGAATCTCTCCCAAGTACCGTAGCCAAGTCGTTCACTAGGGTTTCCGTTTGCTGTGGTTATATAAATATCCCCAACCTTGTAACCTTGAAGTTTTGTACCTAGTTGTTGGTGGGTCACAACATCATTAGGTTGACTCCCTCCGCTGAACTCTGCAACAACCTTCCCAGAAGAGAATATTTGAGGGAGACCTCCAGTAAACTTCAGACCAGATTTTCCTGTGCTTTCTAGGTAAGCGATACCTTTGGCTTCTCCAGTCATCACAGGGTTTTTCTTACTTACGTAAAGACTAAGGTAACCCTCTTGATTTTTAATCTTCTCAATTTCACCACTTGCACCATCTGCAACTCCAGACAAGGCAAAAGGCTGTTTCCAGATACTTGTATTAGTGGTAGGGTCTTTATCTGTGTTTTGACTTAATGCTTGGTACAAAAGACCAGAACGTACTACATAGGCATCTTTCGGATACTCTGTCCTGAAATCCCACTCCGCCATACCTCTCTGATTTAAGTACTGAAGCATCTTATCTTGACGATTCTGAACCCAGTTCATATGTTCATTGAGAGGTTTTTCAATTACCCAACCTTCCTCAACTTTTTCGCTTGAAGGGATTTCTATATTGCCATTTTCTGCCCAGACACCGTAATTCATGTCGGGTTTATTTAGTATTGTCATTTACTAATTCCTTTAAAATATAATTTAATGAATATTCCACTGACATAGTGGGACACCAACCTAGTACAGCAGAGGAATTTAACATATCAACGGTGTACTCCCCAAAGTCTCCATCTCTACTATCTAAAAACTCAAATGGGATGGGAATCTTCAATATCCCACCTATTTTAGCTATCAAATCTAGGACAGAGGTTTTTACTCCACTTCCAATATCTATCAGTGAATACCCACACAGTCGGTTGATATTCTTGACAGCTAGGACGTTTGCTCTTGTTAAGTCCATAATATCAACATAATCCCTTACACTAGTCCCATCACTTGTGTTGAAATCTGCACCAAAAACTTGAAAAGTTGTTCCGCTATCTAAAGCCCTCAGTATTTTTGGGATGATGTTACTCCTGCCAGAGTCAGCCAACCTAGAATCTAAATTACCTATGGGGTTAGAATATCTTAGGCAAATTGCATTGAAATTTCCGTACTCACCACAATGATTTTCTATAATATTTTCACAAATACTTTTAGATAAAGTGTAGGGGCTTTCGGAATATCCAACAGAAACAGATGAGCTGTAAACGATGTTAAATACTCCATACTCCGCCATTTTAGACAGTAGAACCCTAGTGCCCTTGGGTATCTCTTCTAAATAGTAACTAGGGTTTCTGTAGCTTTCTGGTATACTCTTAGGAGATGCTAGATGGACTACACAAGATATGGGGTAAGTGCTGAATACTTCTTTTAAGACATTCCTATCTAGAAAACTACCTCTTACGAAATTGAACTTTTTCCCATAGTCATCTTTAATGCAATCTAATCGTTCCATAGAGCTGTTTGATAGGTCATCTAGTACAACTATACCATAACCTAGTTTTGAAAGCTCTAACAGCAGGTGAGAGCCTATGTACCCTGCACCTCCAGTTATTAGTACCATCAGTAACTCCTGATTCCGCAAAAGGTTTCATCCAAATATCGGTGTTTATCGTATGCAGTGACAGACACTGGTTGTAATATCATCGGATGTTATCTATCGGTGTATGCTGGCAAGCGATTTGCTGAATCTTAGCGCCCAAAGCGATACATTGGGTTATAAAATCCCCATCATCGGAGCGACCACAGTCACGGTAAACGACCTTGCCATATTTTTCTCGGTGTACGCCAATGCGCCCACTTCTGCCATCGGCTCGCCATTCTGATTGCTTAGTGATTAGAATATGGCTTGGTGGCAGCGACAATAGGGTAGCGTGTAGAGCGTCATCTATAAAGTTATCAGCATCGAGGTTAAATAAGACACGCCCTCGCCCCATTCTATGCGCCAAGTCTTTCACGTAACCGCATGACCATCGACTACCATCGGCAAATACCCTATCTTCAACATGCGACAAAATCCGCAAGCGTCCATCAGCAATATAATCGGCATAATAACTATGCAAATACTCGTAAGCGTCTGCATCGTTATAAAGCAATATGCAAAGCTCAGCCTTGCCAGATATGGTGTACGCTAGGTTATGTCCTAGCGTTTGTTTTAGCTGCCATAACCTGCCGTGACAAGTGGTGCAATAAGATATAAGCATTACCAATCCGATGATTCTCTATACAGTCTGAAAACAAAATCACCATTTGGTAGTACCTCGCCTTGCGGAGTTTGGTCATCGTCATACGGGCTTGTGTAAAAGTCTTTTGAATATACTTTTTGGTCTTCTGACGGTGACAACCTAACTTTAAGCTCTGTATTATCAACGTTTGCCCCTACATACATTACGCCACCTGAATCTGAATAAAAAGAAATTAAATCGTTTAGCTCTTCTGGTACATTGTTATAATTGCCCAAATCCAGCTTTTCGGCATTGTATAAAACACCGTTAACTTCAACTGAGAAATACATATAAGGGTTATTAAAGTTTTCTTCTTTATTAATAATCCTCACGGTAGCTAGGTTGGGCAAATCACCACTAGGGCAAGTGCCCCATTGAGGTTTAGGTAGAGTCCATGCTACTGCATACGTTGCAAAGTAGTCTGGCTCTTCTGGGATTTTTGAAACGCACCAACCACTTAAATCTTGATTGAATGAAGTAGAGTAAGCAAACATAAATTCCATGTTATCTACGTTACTCACATCCCAAGAAGAGATGTCTTGATTAAAGTATGGGCTTGAACTGAACATACTGCCCGTATATGTAACGTTACTCATATCCCAACCTCGGATATCACCGTTGAATATATCACACTCATTAAACATCATGTTAGTATTTGTAAGGTTTGAGGTATCCCAATGGCTGAGGTCAGAGTTAAACCTCTTACAACGGTTGAACATTCCAGTTGCATCAGATATACTACTAGGTAGATACGCTGTCATGTGCAACTCATGAGTCATCATCTCAAAAGCTAACTTCTCCAACCTTCCCGATTGTGGAATATGGGTTATATCAAAAGATAATATAGGCGCAGTGTCCTGACTATCTCTATGCTTGAAAGCCAAGTCTTTCACACGGGTGTATATGGCATACTTGTCAGTACCCTCCCTAATATTTATGACTTCGAAAGTTGTAGCTTCAACATTTTGAATTACATTCATATCTGGATGGGTTAACAGTTCATTGCTTAAAATTAATTCAGAGTTTCTGTAGACCGTAAAATCTAGTCCTGCACCCCTCATCTCTATACGTATTGGGTCTGGGGACTCATGGCTACTCGCACTGGTGATATTAAAACCAAACCTATCATCCTCTGTAATCTCCCCTAATTCGCTAGGACAAGTGCCCCAGATAGGTAGTGTTCCTGCCCAGTCATAGTCGATAAATCCTGAAGGATAAAACGGAACTTTCGTTACACACCATCTTGATAAATCTTGCGGTGGTAAAGAGGTGGTTTCTCCTGAAGTAGATTGGAACATGTAGTCCATGTTCTCTACATTACTCACATCCCAGTCTTCAACAATACTAGAGAATCTTGGAGAAGAAGAGAACATCCTGAACATATTCCTAGCAGAAGATGTATCCCATTGTGACAAGTCAGGATTGAAGTAGGGTGTTGCATTAAATGCGTACTCAAAGCTTTCAACCTTTCCTACATCCCAACTTGACAAGTCTGAATTGAAGTTGTATGCCCCGTTAAACGCATATTCCATATTAGTAACATTACTCACATCCCAACTAGATATATCTTGCATAAAGCTCTTACAACCATCAAATGTATGGCTGAGACTTGTCACCCTAGAAGTATCCCAATTGGATATGTCAGAGTCGAAGTTCTTACAACTCTCAAAGGTTCTCTCTAGAGATGTTATTGTGTCTGGAAGGTAGTTTGGTATTGCTAAGAAAGTGTTCCAAGTTTTAAACCGCATATTCGAGATACCGTAAGGTATTTCATTAACAATAACCCCCCTGCCAGAGTCCTCTTCATCAGGAGTCCATTCGGATTCGATAAGTACCCTATCAGCATCAGTATCAATATTAATACCTAGCATTCTGTCTGAAAGATTCCTAATTGATAGGTAAGCCCTATAATCTCCCGATTCCTCTTGCTCCAAATTAAAGTAGTAGTCTCCATCATCTAAATTAGGTGTAAACATATCGAAGAATTTCTGATTTCCTAGATTTATGTTGAACCACTCTTTAATTCCAGATAGCTCTATCGAGAAATTAGCATTACTATTACTTGAATCATCACTGTAGACTTCTATTTGGAAGTCTCCTGTCTCTTCCATCCCAAAGTAAAGACCACATTCAGCGACAAATTCTATATAATCCTCAATTGGATTGTATCTTGCAACAGTATGGCTACCTTCTAAAATAGCCTCCCTGTTAGAAAGCTTCTCTTTTAAAATATCAAACACATCAATATAGTTTGAAGGAGAAGAGTCCATTAAGGCTGTGGGCATAAGTCGAGCAGGTGGAGGAAGTAAAATATCTGGAGGAGGTAGAGTTGCTCTAACAATCCTTAATGTTATAGGATTCTGGATAACCTCTAGGGACGGAGGTAGGTGAGGTCTAGCAAGCTCAAGGAACTCTTCAAGAGGTAGACCTCTAGCCTCTTCCCCTAGCTGAAGGTCTCCACTTAATAAATCTTTAAGGATTCTTTCGTTAAAGCACACTAAGCTGGCACTATCTTGCGTATGCCCATTCATAGTGCTATAATCCTCCATAACTCCGAATATCATCTGAGTAGAGTCAGGATTCATGTCTGTAAATGGTAGGCTTGAGTAATTTATAGATGTGGAGGCAAAGTAGTTCCTAAACAAGGTTAGTACTATAAGGTCTTCTATATTTTCATCTTGAGGGTCTTCCAAAATCCAAGAGAAGTCAAATCCTGAAATTGATACAATCTCATCAGGACTACCATCTACTTGGACTTGCATTAAAGCGAATGTATTCATAGCAACTCTTCTAATATTTTATATTGTTTTAGGCAGTCCAAAGAAAGGGGGTATTTTCTATTTATGTTTGGGCTAAAATTCTTGGTATCTTTAAGTTTAGGTAGCTTGGTTTATCGAAGGATTCCGAAGGGTTCATCATAATATAACTAACCCTCCTTCTTGTTTCTGTAGGTAATACTCCTGTGCCACCACAAAAACCGCAAGAGTTTAGATTAGTATCTCTTTGACCTATAGCATTTATATTTACCCTAACTACACAAAGGCAGTCCATCATATTGTATCTCCTGTGTTTAGGTCGCCATGCTTATATATTCAGAGCAACTGTAGATATTCACTTCTTCTCCCCACTGCTCTTTAGTAAAATCAATCTGATTCGGCTGTAGGTTATCAATGAGCATGAATGTCATAACACAATCAACATCCCTATATATTTCCCACTGAGAGCTTGGCATTCCACTCTCCCTACCATGTATTGTGACAGGCACATTATTTGGGCTATCAGTGCTATAAGGGCTGTAAGTGAACCAACTATCAGCATTCCTCTGCCTCATCAAGTCTATACCGCTATAGAGGAATATCTCATCCACAATACCTTGAGGTGTGTTATCTTCAGAGTTCCAATCAGTCAAGTTGAACGATAAATCAGTATATTCCCCTCTAGTATCGGGGTTGAAGAAAATATTTCTGCCATCTACTGTGATTGAAACCCTTAAGGTGACTTTAGGTTTTTCTGGATTAGCAACTACCCTAGGAAGAAACTCGATAGATGTTGGTGTACAAGATACAGATACATCAGGGTCGCCAAAATCAGGATTAGGAGATAATGCAGTATCAGACCACATTTGTATATAATCACCTTGGGCTATATATTCTGCTGGTGAGTAACCCTTGCCATTTAGAACTTCATTCTCATTTACTAATCTAGCTCTTGCAATATCAAACGCATCAGGGTTTTGTAGCTCAATAGGGACAGACCTAGCAAGAACAGGAACGTTTGATATGATATCCATATCTTCTGGGTCACACCTAAGAATCTTTATAGACACGGGCTTGTCAATAACGTAAAATCTCTCATCAGTTACATCATTTATTATCACCTCCAGCTCCTCTTTAGAGCTGTTCATTATTGCATTTTCTAAGTGGGGATAATCCATAGCCAATGAATGTGCAATGAAGTACCTTAGGAAGTAGTCCGTAAAGCAACCCAATGTTGCCGTGTCTGACTTCAACTCTGGCACACTGTACTTGTCAAATAGAGTTCCTACCAGTGCCACTGTTTTTAGGTTCATACGGCTCGTTACAGGTTGTGGTAGTAAAGACCCTATAGAACCAATTACGGGGAAAATGAACCCTAGATGAGACATAAGAATGAAGTCGTCCAAACCCAACTCTGGGTACTGCCTCAGAGCAAGGGAGAAGTCCTCTTCATATAGTGATAAAACTACTGGCTCATAGTCCTCTAATTGGACTTTTAAAAACGATGTTACTCTCATATTCTCATTCCGTATTAAATCTTAGTTAAACTACCTGTTTTGCTGAATATGTTGTACGTCAATTTGGCGAGTCTCTCCCCATTACCACCTGTGTTGGTGTCTGTAGTATTAGTGCTAACTTTTAGATTTTGTATTAGATTTCCACCAGTATTAATAAAGTCATAACCAGATTTTTGCATTGTTCCACCTTTATAGGTAGCAAACTCAATGTCTAAGTTTCCATCCAGACGAGTACTGTACCAGAAAGCCCTCATATCAGCTTCTATGGTGACTTGCTGTGGGAAGTCTAAAAGAATCTTCTTAACGTCTAGCAGGACAGTTTCAACACCGTTAGCAGTATTATCTCCATTCCATACCAAGTATCCATTATCAGTACTTAATCTATCCCATCCTACCATAGCGTTGTTCCTGTTTGGATTTGTCAACGATGTTCTGGTGTCTAGGTCTTGACCGCCTGAAGGAAGCCATCTGTACCTAATTACAGCATAGTCAAAGTCTTCTACAGTACCACCTTCACCCTCTGGTATCTCGACTCCAAATACCTCTTCCAATCCAACTCTAACTCCAGCTGCAACAGGTAATAGATTATCTTCAAGGTAGAGTCTATCTACAAAGTAGGATAATATTCCAGTCGTGTCGTCAGTTGTTATTTGTATTAAACCATGTCTTAGAATTTGAATAGTATTATTTTCACTATCCGTGACTAGGTTCACAACCTCTAACAAATCATTGGCTGTGCAATTTGATTGGTTATATATAGCTCTAGCCTTGATAAGCCTTCTGTACTCACTATCCGTTAGTTGTCGAGCTGTGGAGGTGTTAAAGTAGCTTCTAGAGTTCCAGTAGCCACCAACGCTGGGGTCTGTAGGAGAGCCAAAAGACTTGCTCTGATAGCTACCCTCATATCCAAAGTAAGGTTCAGTATTAAAGTCGCTTAGAAACCTTGGTTGACCAACAATACCACCTATCAAATCTAGGTGAAACCCTTGGGCTTCATCTAGATTCAAAAGGTTTTGACTTAACCATAGGAAATCCTCCTGTTGATAGTCGCATACGTCAAAGATAGCTTGTAAAACCCTATCGATATTCTCACTTTCTCGGAACAGAGATGGTTTGGTTTCGTGATATTCTTCGTGGTAATTTACCACAACAGGTTTGTTCATAATAATCCTTCTTAGGTAGCCATAGGCTCATCAACTATATTTTTATTACCTCTAGAGCCTCCAATAATAATATCACTAGCGTCTAAAGTTGCAATCTCATCATGACGGATTATGACATCTTCTATACTTAGAGTTCCGCCCTTGTAGCCAAACTTCAGATTCTTGACTGCAAAACCTTGAATAGAGTTGATAGGCTCATACAATCTTGAATAGTGTATATCTTCACCAACGTTTAGGCTATTAAACCACTCAACGATAGCCTGTCTAATCTTGGCATTTCCATTTACAGGGAAGTTGGGATAAGTGATAAGAGATAGCGACATCTCTAGTGGGATAATCTTTGGTCTTGAGAATCTAATCTCATGCTCGAAACCGTTTATATCCTTTACTAATTTCAGTATCTCCCCTGAAGTAGCGATACCTTCAGATACGGAGTTAAATATTGCTAATGCGATTTCGTCCTCATTGCCACCCATTACTGTAACAGCAACACCATTGTTGATTATACCGCTGTTTGTTGGGTTAGCAGAAGTATTCTGTTGGACGTTCTCGTAGACCACACCCTTAACCGATTTTAGAGCCATGATAATAGAAGTGTACTTTCCAGAGCTTCCTGATTGAAGAAGCTTACCTCTGTACCTGTACTCCTCATCAGATTCTATACTTGTAGAAGGGAAAATGTAGAATGGGTTGTATACACCCCTCCAACCTAATGTAGAGGTTCTAATAGAAGATACTTGACCAGCTAAACTCTCTTGAGATGTATAGGTACTTGATGTAACGTAAACAGGCATGTAAGCCCTTGTGAGAGTCGCTAGACCGTCAATCCTAAAACTCCCAATTCGGGTTTCATCTAGAATACTAACCTTAACAGTGTTATCGTTATTCCTAGTGGCGTATAAGTAACTTGACTGATTGTTAATAGCGTCAACAAATCTATCTGCCACATCCCTAATTGTTTTGTCTGTTGTGTTTAGTTCAACAACAATAGCAGGGGACTCAGATAAGTACCCGTCAATTGTGTAATTCAATTGGTAAGCACCACCAACAGAGTTAATTTTTATATCAACACCACTACATCCTCTGGTTGAGAATGTAACATCATTATCAGTAGTATAGGCATCACCCGTCATAGTGTTGCTTACAGAGCTGCCTTGGGATACTTCTACACCCAAGTCTCCATAAAGTATAACCATACCCGTAGCTGGGGATTCGGACTTACGCTTTATTCTATGAATATTCCAAAGTAGGTTGTCTAGCTGTTGACCTTCTGCACTATTCAAGTCTAATGACTGTAGAATCAGAGGCAGTATTTCAGCGTTCTGTGCAAGAGGTTTAGATACAATCGCAAAAAGCCTACCAAGAACACTAGAGTCATCAACCCTCAATTCTCTGCCGTCTAACTTGTCTGAGAAGGCGACTTTTGCTGCTTCTGACATATCTCTTCGGAACTCATCAATTCCTTGTGTTACTACACCTCGTTCATCAAAAACATTAGGCATAAAGACTCCTTTAAAGTTTCTATATGGCAGAGATGAAACTCTCGCCACTCTCATTAGTTAAAATTAATCCATTCTCATCAGTTAAGAGGTAGAAATTGGAGACCACCTCTTCATACCTAAGCTTTACACTGAACTTACAGGAATATGAGTAGTTGATAATATCTGATTCGAAAGATTCCAGTTTTTCTACCATAGGCTCTTTTAATATCTCATTCTTTACAATAATATCTACTGTTGTTTTAGGTCTATTTTTACCAAAAACGCTGTTCAGGTAATCTATACCATAGTTTACGTTCCAGAACAAGTCCCTAGGATATGTTTTGAACCTGAGAACGAGTCTTTGCATCAAGTCCTCAGCATCATCCTCGGTAAGTTTGAGGTCAAGGTTTCCATCACCATCCTCAAAAAGCACTATATCATATTCTTGTTGGTCAAATTTAATATCCATATCTATATCCTTATAGTGATTGTGGGGAATTTGAATCCCAGCATTCCTAGTGTATTCTCAACAAAATTTACCAACAATCTTAAAGAGATAGAACTTATTGCATCTTTAATCTGATTGAGGGACTCCATTAAATACTGTTCATAATTGCTGTAGTTAGGTAAAAAGTTTATTTCAGGTATTACAAACATGCCAAAACCCATAGCACTGAGAATACTTGTCGGGTCTAGATTCCTAACGAGATTGTACCAAGTATCGTATTCAGGGAAGAAGTTTAGAGCTAGGCTTTTAAGTTGGTCAATTGAGGGTATTTCTGGAAGACTGGGAAGAGTTCCAGATATTTCTAGGATGCTCATAGCAGAGGAAATCATACTCTGCATAGTGTTTAGTAACATCTCTTTATATCCAATAAGAATCATTTTAAGAGCTATAAGAGCTTCTTTCTCAAAGTTACTGAAACCCTCAAAGATTTTAAGTGGAACGAAAGGTAGTTTAACACCCTCCTGTAGGGCTAACTTAACTGCGTCATATAAACCTTGGACTCTTCCCCCAACGATATCTATTATCGATATCCCTAGTACAGGAATCTTTGGCAACAAAGACTCTAAAGAACCTCCTATAACAGATGCTAACGGCTGAAAAACATTCATCATCGTTAACGTATCAGCTTGGTACTTTATGGCATCTATAATTTCCATAACCTCCTGTACCGTATTCGAATACTTAGAGAAAATTTCTTTGGGTAGTCCTAGAAGGTTAGGAATCTGGATACCTCCAAGTTCATCAACAAAATCTTGGATATCTGGGAATTCAGATTTCATACTTACTAACTGTCTTGAAAAATCTTCCCTTAAACCTTTTAGGTCTGGTACAGGGGAGTCTATAACTATTTCAAACATAAATACTCCTTACCTACCATTCTCAGATATCAATGGTGCTGTGAACTTAATCTTTTCAGAAGCTGTGACCTCAAACTCCTCACACTCATAACTGACTTTCTTAGCATTAATAACTTTCAAATCCCCTTCAGAGGTAAGTTTAAATACAATCTCCGAATCTGTGTTCTTATTGTGAACAATATTTAAGTCTTGGTCGTTGAATTCGTTTCGGTAATTGTTTGGGTTAAAGGGGGATTTTTGATATGGAGTGAATCCTACCAAAGCTACCACATTAGATAGATTTCCATGAGATAGGAAATCTGGGTCATGTACGCCTTCATCACCATCAACGAACCTCTGTATATCCACCGATTGTACGATTAAATCTACGTAGTCACCTTGGTTCACAGGAAAGGAGATTGTTGATTTGCTTGTGTTTGGGAACAGCAAGCTTATATCATAAAGCACTGGGAATGTTGTCGCCTTCCTAGTCAAGGGGTCTAAGTGACTTACTATAGGTTGCACATCCACCAACCCATCAACCAGCTTTTCAACCCCTACCACTACCGCTGGAAATGAGATATTTATATTGTGGTTATTTTGATTGATTAGGTATTTTATAACCAACTCTAAACTATTGTCCATACCTCATTCCTTATTATTAAAAGTCATCTACATCATCTTTCTTCTTCTTAGGCTTCTTAGCTTTTTCCTTATCTACAGCCTCCACAATATCCACACTAGACTCTGGGTTTGTGGCTAGAATCCTAGCAACCTCTTTTTCATCCGCAAGCATTGAATCTGTATCTTCACAGAATAGTTGCATAATCCAATCACCTGACTTATTGTTACCTGTGAACTTGGCGTTCCTAACCCTACATACTTTGTAACTCTCTTCTACAATATCCCCAGAACGAGAACTTAAACTCTCTCTACCTTTTTCTTCAAAATCATCCCTGTTACTGGTAATGTCTTCTAGAATTGCGAGTTGAGTCTGAGGTTTAACAGAAGGGTTTAAGAGGGCTTTAACATTCCTGTATTCTAAGTTTGAAGTAACAGAGGTTCTTCTCTTCAGAGGTTCACCACCACTCTTGTTATACTGAGGTAAATAGTTAGCCTCATTATCAATACCTAGGACAGAAACGTGGATGTGTCCTCCTGTAGAGTTCTCTGAGGGATAGTTGTACTCATCTAGTAAAGCCACCTTGAAACCATAGTCTTTTGCCAACTGGCGTACTTCTTGGGTTATCTTAGCGGCATGTTTTAAATTAGAGTTGTTAAGTGAGAAGTCGAAAGCCAAGCCTATAGGGTGCTTACCACCTTTGTTCTTATGGTAGTCGTCATTAAAAGAACTAAAATGCTTAATAACATCATAACCGAAGTGACTACTGACAATTTTTGCGAATTCGGCGGTGTTCTTCCTAACCATACCGTTACTGGTTGATGCAGAGTTCTTTATCTTCAAACCTGAGAGGTTGGAGTTACTTACGAAAGGATTGTCTTGACTCGCACTGCCTGTCAAACTAGGTTTTTTTACTGCGACTCCAGAAGGAGTGATTACTTCCTCATCTTCTCCAACTATTTGGTCAGAGTAAGCGTAAGAGATTCTATACTCTTTGTTTGATGATATTAGACCTGTTAGGTGATTTAATATAATAACAGTGTTGTCATCAACATTCTCTTCCAGAGTCTTCAAGAAAGTTATTTCTTTTACAGAACCAGCCCCTCCAGAACTAACTTTCGCATACCCATTTTTCACTACACCAAGTATCTTATTAGCACCAACCTTTGTTGGGGTAACTACAATCTTGACTCCATCAACCTGCCTCCAAGATAGACCTACTTGGTCACTTAAAGTCTTAATGGCATCTGTAATAGAACCTACAATAGATAGCCTCGTTTTTGCGGTAGATAGGTACTGCTCTATTTTGGTAGCATCTTCAACAGAGAAAGAGCTTAGGTCTACTTCTACTTCGTCATACCCAATGCTCTTTGCCATATTTGATACAAGAGAGAGCACAGATTGATTCCCTCCAGTATTAGAGAAGCTATCTGTAACATAATGATTCATCAGGTTGGCACTACAGTCTATAGTAGTAATTGAAGTATTACTATCCTTGACAGAATATAACCTCGTTATACTAGCTATAATCAAAGTCTCAATCTCACTACCAAGATACCCACAACGCAACCTAACTTCACCACCTTCAAACTGCAACGACTTTATCCTCTCATCAGATAAGCCGTAAATTCTAATAGTGCCTGAGTCATCTTCAAGAGTTTGGTCTATAGATTTATAGTACTCAAAATCAATCTCGAATTCATTACCAATAACGGTCTTTGTCCTTGATTCAAAATCTCGAATTTCGACTTCAGCAAACCTACCAAACTGGACATTCCCAGACATACCTTACTCCTAATTACTGACGGTGAAGTTTATGTGATTACTCTCCAACCTTTTCTCTAATTCATATTTATAACCCACGAACATTAAATCCATATCAGAACTCCAATATCTAAAATCGTAATCCTCAAACTTTTTTGTTCCAACTCTAGGCTCGAGAGTTAAAAGGTATTTTAGATTATCTTGCTCAGCATAAAAATTAAGTTCACACCTCTTTCCAATAGAAAGGAAGGTTTGCGAAAGGAGAACGTTGCCTTTAGTATCTTTTAGTATTATCCACCTTTTTTTGCTTCGGGTGTTATACCCACAGAGCATTTTAATCTCAACAGAGTCTATAATAAACTTTGTTATGTATTTTGGTGAATCATTCAAAGAAACCTTAGTGAATTTTGTTTTTAGCTCCCCCTTAACTTTATAGTCAAATTCAATCATCTCCTATACCTCCAACTCCAACCATCGCCTTGAGCTATAACTTCCCTACTGATTCCATCCTCTCTCTGAAGTCTAATAACTTCCTTATAAGCATCAGCATAGCCCCTATAGTAATTCTTTTTCTGAGTTGCGACTCTTTCACCTTGAGCTTGGGTCTTCCTATTAGGGTCTTTGAACTCCGCTACTTTTTCAGCATTAACCTGTTCTTCAGTCTTAAGCACTCCAGCACCTGCCATATCTGTACTGTCCCCATCCTCAGTTTCAGTAGTGGTATCTGAACTAACATTGTCAGTATTACCTTTCATAGGTCTGACTGCTGGGGTCATCTCACTGTCTGCCAGTTCGGAAGTATTAACCACAGCTACAACGACTTTTTGCAATTTAATACTTACATAGAAAGCTGAACCCCCACTATCAGGATGGCTTATCGATAAGGAGGTCATGACGCAATTTTCAATCTCATTAACAAACCCAGCTTTTAATTCCTCAACTTTAGTAGTTAAGTCCTCATTAGCTGAGTTTGCCGTAGTTTCTAAAAGCGTTAATATCGAAGCTTCTTTAAAAATCCTAATTATTTCATCTCTAGCAAATATATGAGAGTCAACAGTGTAGTTGTTACCACTCTTGAAATCCTCTCCATCCCAAACAATCTCATTATCAAGATTAAAAAGGGAATAAGAAGAGATGACGGCACTGATAGAGTACTCCGTAGGTTCTACGTTTACGTTATCAGAAATATCAAAACCTCTCTCTACGGTGTAGGAGCTAACCTTGGCTGTCCAAGATTCATCCATAGAGGTTATAGAATCAAAGGAGATAACTGCATCTACATTGCCTCCAGAGTCTTTTCTTACCAAAGTATATATCATATTCCACCTAAAAGTTCATGATGTTTTGCATTTGTTTTGTCTTAGTAGAAGAACCATCTTGGTTATTAACTGTAACATAAACAACAGCCTGATTTTTCTTGTTTTCCCTAGCAGTTTCAGCATTCTGAAGTATGCCTTGGATATTGGTCATATCAAAGTTTTTGTTTTCTAGGGTCTTAGGAAGTATCCCATTGGTCTTGTAGGGACTGATACTTTGTAAGGGCTTGATATTACTTTTTATTTCATGAAGTTTTTCATAGTCAAGCTGTTCACCCATATCGAAACCTAAAGCTCTTCCTGCTGTCTTCATCCAACTTGGTTGATTGGTCAGACTAGATTTAATATTGAGCCAGAAATGCTCCCACTTTAAACCTAAAATTTCCATCTCAAGACCTGTAAGTTCCATCTTAAGCTTCAATTCATCGAAGATAGTCCAACCATACTTATCGTCAGAAACTTCTTTCCAAAGGAATTGCATTGCAGCTATAACACCCCAGATAGCAGCGCCCCATACAGTAGTCGTTAGGATTATCCTCCCCAGCGCCATACCAAAAGCACCTCTGAATAGAGCTGTAAGGGATACCATAATACCCCTATTTCTCATTAAGAGTCTTGTGGCACTACGTATACCTCTTGCAAGACCTTTAAACCTAAAGAGTAGTGCTAGTACTGCTATATTCAGTAGCGTATTACTTCCAGCTGCCTCGTTAAACCAGTTATTTAAGTCTCTGATTACCCCTAGGAGATATCCAAGACCTTGAGCTGCATCACCGATAACTACTACAAGCTTAGTCAATTCTCCGAATAGTTTACCTAAGTAAACATCTAAACCAGAGTCCATAATCTCTTTGGAGGTCTGCCTTAATTGCTCATAGAATTTCCCTTGTTTAACAATAGAAGATTCCATCATCTTGGCATAAGAACCAGAGTCATGAGCTAGGTCTTGAACCATCTGAGCCATGATAGGTAGAACACGTTTAGGGTCTAGCTTACCATCCTCTTGTAGTTTCTTAATCTTCTGAATGCTCTTAGTATCATATGCTTTCATTGCAGCATCGTAAACAAGAGTAGCAGGTATTCCTCGGTCTGAAAGCTGGTTAATCTCTTCCTGTAGGATTCTGTTGTTACTAAACATCTGGTTAAAAGCTCTGAAAATACCCTTTTGGTCATCAGCACTTGTACCCATTGACATCATAAACTCAGAGAAGCCTGTAAACATCTGCTCTTTAGTGTCTTGACTCATCCCTTCGGCAGACATATTAATCTGTGCAAAGGACTTACCCAACTCAGTAGAAGATAGACCTAGCCTTTCAGCTTCATTTTTAACGTAGTCAATAGTTCGAGAGAACTCTGAAGCACTCTTCGAAGTCATAAGAATCATAGATTCCATACGGGTTTGGTCACGAGCTGCTTCTACAGTCCTAACTGCTGCAAAACCTGCACCTGCTCCAATACCACCAAGAGCCATTGTAGGTATCATATTACCTAGGAATCCACGTAATCCCAGACCTGCCGCTGCCCCACCTAGACCACCTGCTCCACCGCCACCACCACCTCCACCACCGCCACCGCCTTGGTTTCTGACTCGGATGTCGATACGTGAGTTGGCTCTTAATCTAGCCAAATCTCCGTTAAGGTTTCTTAAAGCTATCCTACTACGGACTACACTTTCACGATACCTTTCCCAATGGGGCGCACCAGCTATGACAGAGGCGTTAATCTTTCCGATAGCCCTTGTGATAGCTGGACGATTAGAAACTATAGCGTTCAGTGCATTGTTTAGCTTGTGAACACTACCTGCCATGTTAGAGTAGCCTTGGTTGGCTCTACCATTAGCACCAGCACCTCTAATCTTACCTAGAGAGGTGCTTACCTTGTCAGCCTCCCTTCTAAGGCTTCTGAGCTGCCTAGTGGAGTTTTTAGCTCCCCTGTTGAGGTTTGTTAACTCGCCCCTAGCTTCAGCAACGGCTCTTTTGAAGTTTTTTAGTCCTGTAGTATCAACCTTAAAACCTAAACTAGCAAACATTTTTGCGATTTGCATATCTTAATACCTCTTAATATCTACGACCAAAATAAAACTCCCTTGTATCCGTTCTATTGATTATTAGACTTAGATTTAATGTACTCTTCGTAGCTTTGCCAGTTTTCATAACTCTGGTATTCTATTAAGTCCTGAACGTCTGCTACTGTCATCTCATACTTCAACTTCAACAAGAGGTTAGCTTTATCAGTGGTAGACTTATGAGCCAAAACTTGCAGCCACTCTAAGGGCATTGAGAAATTCTCAGAAAGCTTTGTCTCTTCTTCAGAGATTACCCTCGTTTCCGAATTTATAATTCTTTTGGTAAATTCGTAACGAGTCTTTGAAAAGAATCGAAATAGTTCAGTTTAATTACTTCAATGAATAGCAAGATAAGAGTGTCGTAGCTCTGCTCAAATTCAAAGTCAAAATCAATATTACTTCCATCTACCTGAATCATCTCAACCATATCAAATACGAGCTGTTCTACCTCTTTGGCGTTCTCACCCGTCAAAATATTCATAAGTTGTTCAACAATGTCGTCTTCATTGACAGACTCATTAAACATATAACCTATAAACGGGAACACGTATTTAGTAAGCCTTGGTAGATAGCTCCAACCCATACGACCTTTAAATGCGTTAATGATGTATCCTCTATCATTAATCCTTACTACTTTCTGACTCTCTTTTTTGTTTGACATCTTCTACTACCTTAAATTATTCAAGTTTATGTTTGTGGTGGAAATTCTTTATCTATATCGTAACTATCGTCATACTGGGTTTCCTCGCCATCCATCCATGCAGGTATAACTCCACCTCCACTCTCCATTATCAGGTCATTATCACCGATATTAGATTCACTAGGATTGACACCATATCGACTGTAAGTTTTTGACTCGGTCTCTGTAGGTTTACTTATGATTGATACACCAGCAAACATAGTTTTTATTCCAAAGACAATTTGCCTATCTGAAGCTTCTTGCTGCATACCTATTTCAGGTAGTTCTAGAATAACGCCACGATAGACGTTAACAATATTATCATTCTCGTGGACAGATATATTAAACCAACCTTTATTTTGTAGTTGCCTCAAAGCTAATAGTCTGATAATATCTAAACAGTTAGCCGTTGGTAATACTGTCACCGTCAAGGTTCTAACATTTGTTGCCTCAACAATGGCTGTGTATTGGTAATCTATCCCAGACTCTTGTCTTGTTAGGGTGTCTGAACTAATCGTGGCAGAGGTTACGCCATCTAGAGGATATCCAGCCACAATTATCTTATTCTTTGCTGAGTCGTACCCAGAGGTTTGTCTTATAATGTATGGCTCAGATTTCTCTAAGAGGCTTTTTGCCCTATCTTTTATGTCCCTAAGATTAATATTCATAATGCCCCTTAAAAAAGATTCTTCAGTCTTTTCTCAGCTTCAGTTATACCTTGGTCAATCAATCCCTCTATATTCGACATATCTATACCAAAGGCTTCTGAAACCTCTATAAGACGTATTGTAGCCCTTAGTGCTGAAGTTAAGAATCCAGTGTCAGTTGTACCCTTTAACGAGTATGACGCTGAATTACAAATAAAAGACCACTGCCTTGTTGATGATTCACTAAGGAACTCTGCTGAGGGTTCAGTCTCAAAGAAAACATCGAAGGAGGTAAATGAAGTACCTCCCTGATTTACTCTCTCCTCTACGTTAAGAGGTATTTTTAGATTTAGACCTGAACGTTGGTGCAACTTAAAAATGGTGTGTAGAAAGTCATTAGATTGACTCACCTGCTCGATATGGAAAGTTACCCTGTAACTACCTATACTATCATTAAAAGCTGTGTATGAGCCATCCTGAGCCTTCCTGAACGTACTCACTTCACCTATCCTCTCTATCGTAACTATAGAATCCTTAGATAGACCAACAAGCTCTACGCCAAAAATACTACATTTTATTGCTGAGGGAACGTATGTGTAGAGCATTGCTAATCCTTTTTATTATTTAGTCCAAGCGTCTTCTATTGTGACGCCTAATGCTGATAGCGCCTCTAGTAGTTCAGGCTCAACTCTACCACTACCTCCTAGGTATTGGTCTGCATTAGATAGCACGATAATCCAATCCCTAACAGAGGTATCACTACCAAACTCATAGGTCATAGGACGTTTTACAAAGCACTCTGCTGAGTAAGCAAAAGTACGACTTGACTTATCGGCAAAGGTACAGGTAAAGATACCATCACGACCTGTTAAATCTTTATCATCGTACTTAGATAAAGCAGATAAGAAATCATTACTTGCAGATGTTTGGTCTAAGTGTAGGGTAAGTCGTAAGGTGTTATCCTTGCTATGTGTACGAACCGTCTCACCGTTGTTTAGGACTTTCTCAGTCCAAACCGCTTCAGGATATTCAATTGATACCATACTGTCTTTTGCCATACCACCAACGATGTGTGACGTATTGGTAGTAGGGTGAGAGATAGCGATAACGATTGAAGATGGGCGGTAACTTGCTAATTGACTAGCCATTTATATTCCTCTTATTAAAAAATTTGTGTGGATTAAGCGTAAACCGTACCTTCGACAGCATCCACAAATAAAATAGCTCCTGCCAACCTTGCTCTGAAAGTAACCTTTCTTAGGTAGCCACTTGCACGTTCTTGTGAAGACAGTTTATTCGCATCAGGTACTTGGATGCTGAATCCATCTTCATTAGTTAGGATGTTGTTGTCAACAGCTTCATTCAGAACTGTAACAATTTCAGCCTTGAAAATCTCGATAGCAGAGTTTGTATAGTTGATTCGTCCTTTAGAGTACAAGACACTCCATACACGCTCAGCTAGACGAACTTTAAGCCAGATTGCACCAAGAATAACGTGGATTTTCTCACCACCAACTGTGTTTGCATTACCCTCAACAGAAGGGTCTTGTCCAACTTTAGTGTAGAAGTGAGCGTTCTTATCCTTAAGTACAGCCATCTCTGTTCTAGAGAATCCTTCAGGTACGAGCGTAGTAAGTGCTTTGTGAATCCAAGTGTTACTACCAATAACCGCTGTAGAGAACCTTCCAACCCACGCTGCTTCTGGAGCGATAGCGTCTGGGTCTTTAGTGTATATTCCGATAGACTGAACCAATGAAGCTTCAGAAATCTTTGAGAATACCCCTGTTTCGTCATCTGGAGATAGGGTAAGTTCATTACTGTCTGAGAAGGCATAAATCGCTGTCTGTGTTTCAATATAACGAGCGATATCTAACTTCTGCTCATCAGTTTCTGCATCAGTAATTAGGAAGAACCAATCACTAGTAGCTGTCTGTAACCTGTTAACCTCTTCTACATAATCGATGTCCACAGAGTCAGTAATCTTACCTACGATAATGCTCCTAGGTTTTACAGGTTGACTAAAGATTCTTTGTGCTGCTGCATATGCGTAGTCATCTGTTACGAACCCATCTTCCAACATTTGAGTGGTAGAGCCATACTCTCTATAAACCTCGTTACTTGCGAAGTTCTGGTGCACAGATAGGATTGCTATGGTTTGCAAGTCTGCTGTCGTTCTAGAAGTGGTCTCACGATTAACCACGACATTTACGATGTCTTTAATTTCTAACATATTTTTACCTTCTATTTATCTACCACTATTAGTAGATTTTGGTTGATTGACTAATTTGTCTGGTTAATAATATAACGAACCACTAATGTCAACAAATAGTATTGTCTCCATCAATTTACAGGAGAATTTGAGTGATAGGTTATTGCTGTGCCTATCGAAAAGAACTTCAGTTATTTGGTATTCAGATAACATCTCCTCCTCAATTGCTAAGTTCAAGACTTCTTTAACATCATTTACCACTAAGTCCAATCCTTCTGGTGAAGCATTGATTCTCTCATTTGTATATAACGTCCTCCAAACCTTCCTACCTAAAGCCCATTTTATCCAGTCAAGTGAAACCTGCTCATGAATGATAATACCTTGGGTAGTTAGACCAGAACCCACAGTAGCCCTAACCTTCATGACTACAGCCGTAGTGGTTGACAGTTCAGGTACTTTGGATTTGGCATCTCGCTTTCTGACATCAACTTTGGTTAAGTACTTGTGTAGCCAATTCACCCTGCTAGGGAAGTAGTTACCGCAAGAGGCTATCCACGCTGCTTCAGGATATGCCAGTCTTTGTTGCTGTAATTCTACTGGACTTAAGGACTTTTCCTCTTGAATGAATACAGATGCCATCCTAAGAGTGGGCGTATAATCTAGGCTATATGGGTCTATCCTTACCTGAGAAGGGCAAGTTCCCCATTGAGGTCTAGGTAGATTCCAAGAACTAGCAAGCAGGTCAAAGTAATCAGGCTTTACTGGTATTTTTGTTACACACCAAGAACTCAAGTCCTGATTAAATGAAGTACAGTTATAGAAAGTAGTTCTCATGTTCAGAACATTCTCTGTATTCCAATTACTGATATCTTGATTAAAGGAAGAGTTAACAGAGAAGGTGGAGTCCATACTAACAATGTTTGTCGTATCCCAACTTGTTATGTCAGATATGTAACCTCCACAGTTGTAGAACATGTTATCTAGATTAGTTATATTTGGAGGAAGTTCGACTGGTAGTGTTATCGGGCAATCTTTAGTATCAAAGGTCATGTTTTGAATCACACTACCAAAAGACTCTACCGTTATTTCTGGGCTAGTGGCACGACCTAAATTAGAGGTAACTTCAATAGTAACCACTTCGCCTTTTGAGTATACCTCTAGACTATCAACATCACCTTCAAAGTTCACAAGTTGGATAT